AACTGTTGTTTTAGGCATGTACTTTGGCAGTTCGGTTAAAACATTTTCAATACGTTCTAATCTGTTTTCTAAGCCGCCGTAAGTTTGCGCCACGTTTACAAATATAGATTTTTGACCTAACTCATTACTAAGTGAAACATTATCGCCAAATGCACCTAAAGCGTTTTTAATGCCGCCTTGCTGATATGCTTTAGAAAATGTATTAAGTACATCCGCTGGTATTCTGTTATTATGTACCGCGCTAAGTACATCCCAATATTTATTATTTGTATCGGTTGTAATTACGCGTTCACCCTCGTTAAGCATTGCAGGTATTGTATCGCGCCCTGCTTTATTGTTGCCGCGTTCTAAGTATTCAACACCCTTATAAAACGCATTGCCAGCAGCTACACGCGCCTGTGCTAAGCCTGCAATAAGTGACGCAAGTGTTAATGCAATTGTAACAGGTGCAGCCGCTCCACCTTCGGCCGCCGCTTTTGATATTGCTATTGCCGCGTTAATGGCTAACTGTACCTGTGCTATTGTTTTTTCACGTTCAACCGCGCGCGCCCTTTCATTTTCTAAATTTTCTAAACGTTCTTTTTCTATTTCTAATTGACGGGCGTTGTAATCTTCACTATTAGCGCGAATTTCATCTAATGCCGATTTGCTTTTATCTATTGCTTTGTCAAGTCCACCAATGTAGGCTTGCACCTGCGCGTTAAGAACTGAAAAAACAGAATCGGAAACGCCTGTAATTAACGAAGCTGTTTGTTCTATTAGTTCTTTTTGCTTATCGGTTAAGCCTTTAAGTTTTTCAGTAGTATCAGCTGATTTATTATCTAATTCAACTAATTTTAAATTTACTTCTGAAATTTGCTTATCAATATCAGATACTAATTTTTCATCGCCCGTTGCTACTGCTAAAGTTCTAAGTTGATTTAATAGCTTTATTTTTTCATTTAAAATCTTTTTATTATTTTCAATTTCTAAATCTAAACGGCGCTTATCAAAATCTTTATTGATTTTTTCTTCTTCTTCTTTATTGCCTTTTACAGATGTTAGTAATAATTGACGTTCTTTTTCTAATGCAATAAGCTGATAATTCAGTTGTGTTTCTAACTGGTTTTCTAATATTGAATTTCGGTCTTTGTATATTTTTTCATTATCAGACATTACAGCTTTAACTAATTTCTTAGCTTCATCTTGCAATTTTTTAGAAAATTTCTTAATAGTTTTTTCATTCTTATCTTCTCTATCAGCTATAAACTTATAATATGTATCGTAAAATTCTTTACGCTTGTTAATGTTTTCTTGTTGCATTAGCGTAATTTCAGATTCAGATAAGCCAAGTTCTTTTTGATATTCAATTTTTAAAGCTTCTAAAACATCTATTAGTTTTATTTCAGCCTTTAATCTCGCTTCAGTATTTTCTTCAGTTTTTAATATTTCAACCTGTAAAGCATTTTCAACGTTTTGCAATTCTTCTTGAATGCCTTTTAGCTTATCGGCCTTTTGTTTATCAATACCTTTTTGTAGTAAATCATTTATCTTTTTTTGCGTATCTTGTTCAAGTTCTATAATTTGTTGTGACTGATATGTCCATAATGCCCCGCGTTCTTCGGTTTGCATATCATATTTTTGTTTTAATAATCTTGCTTTTTGGTCTTCATTATCAAATTCAGCTTCCCTTAATTGCTTTAGCGTTTCTTCTTGCTTTATCTTTAATTCTAAATCGCGCTTTTCAGTTTGGCGCATAATTTCTTTACGCTCAATTTCTCTACTTTCTTCTAATGCTTGAACAGTATCGCCCCTAAGTTTAACTGAAATTCTTTGTGACTTATACTGTAAATCAGCAATAGAATCTAATCTATCCTGTTCTTCTTTTAGCATTTCATCAGATGTTTCTTTATACACCTTTACTAATTCACGCCTTTTTTTCTGTTCTTCATCTGATAAATAACCGCGTTCATTTTCTATATTTTGCAATTTTCTTAATTCTACTTCGGCTAATTGCAAACGTTCTTTATAATCTAATGTAGTGTCATTTATTTTTTCCATATTTTTTGCAGTACTATTTGTACTTGCAATTAAATCACTAAAAAATTCTATTATCGGACCAGCTAAAGCCAAAATAAAACCAAAAGGTATAGCCGATGTTAAAGCCCTAAACGCAAAACCTAAGGTACTAACAACGCGGCGCATTTGACCTAAACTTCTTACACCTGTTACTAAAGATTGGCCAAAATTACGCTGCTGTGTTGCGGCCCTACCACTACTAACTGCTATCTGCTGATTAGTAGTGTTTATTTGTTTACTTACTGCTACACCCGCTTTAGATTCAGTATTTAGCTTCTTTTGCGTTTTAACTAATGTATCACGTTTTTGATTTAGCTGTTCAACGCCGTTAGCTTCAGTACTTAAAACGCTAACTAAATTGGCCTGTGCTGATTCTAATTCATCAGTAACATCTACGCCCTGTTCCATAGCGCTGTTAAGTTCTTCAATACTTGAAATAGCTGAATTGATTTCACTTTGAAACTGTGAAGCATTAAATTCTAAACTATAAACGTCTTTAATTTCTGCCATTACTTTTTGTTTATTTTTTTATTAGCTTGTTCGGCCCTATCATTGTCTTTTAATATCTGTTCTAATGCCGCGTAATAATCACGTATAACCCAAAACCTAACATTTGCCATTTGCACCGGGTCACCCTTTGTTATAATATAATCGTTTTCGCGGTTTTGTTCTTTTAGTTTTTGTAATGCGTGTTGATATGTTTGCGGTTTCTTTTTTGCTTTAACGTTCGGTTCAATTTTGTTTAGCCGTGGGAAGTTTAATCTTTTAAAGCGCTCGAACCTTTCAAAATTTGTTCTATACTGTTCAAAAAAAAAGCGCGCAGTTCATCATCTTTTTTAATTGCATCCATTTTGCGCTGCTGTGTTTCGCTGTTTATTATGTATGGGTTTTCATTGTCAATAAAAAAGAAATACAAACCAGCTTCTAATAATAGGTCGTCAATCTTTACATTTTTAAGCCTGTATAGAATGTCGTTTAGTTGGTCCTTAGACTTTGTATGAAATTCTTTTAGCTTATCGCGGGTCATATTTTGCCACGGCATTTCTTCAACCGTTTCTAACATGCCGTTTAGTTTTTCAACTACTTCTGTTTTGTTAATACCAAAATCAATAGCGGTCATTGCTTCTTCAATCCTTTGCGCACGTTCACGTGTTAGGTTTGCAGGATTCTTTAAAATGTAAAAGTTATTACCAGCGCGGTCAGTAAATACTCTTGTCAATTCTATACGCTGCTTTGTAGTTTCGGGAATGTAGGTTTTAAGCCACTTCTGGTAATTACTTTCGTTTTGTTCTGCCCTGTTTCGTTTTCTAAAAATCATGTGTATTTAATTTGGTTGTAAAGTTAGCGCAAAAAAAGATAAAATATTTTATAAAATTTTTATAAAATTATTTGCAGTTCTGAAAAGAGTAACTATCTTTGTATCACAATACAACGGAAACGAATTTAAAAAACTTCAAAAAATTAAGATTATGACAACTGAAAATTTCAAAACAATCGCAACACAAAAATTAAATACATTATCAACTAATGATTTGATTGTTGCAGTAAAAGAATTATCAAGTAATTTTACAGAAAGTGCGGAGTATGTTTTTGATGTTTGTTTAGATATTTTAATGAATAGACTTTCTGAAAATGAATTTATAGAATTATGCGATAGCTTATAAAAACATCAAAGGTTTTCGGTCAACCTACAAAACCGAATCTTTAACTTTTTAAAACTTCACATCATGAAAACACTACTTTTTATTTTACTATTTAGCGCCGCAGCATACGCGCAAACAGACACTATGTACTGCATTCAGATACTTAGCACGCGACACCCTGAATTTATACGCGCTGAACATTTAGCAATGTGTACATTAGAACAGGCGCAAGTAGAACAAACAGATAGCCTATACAGGATTATGTTTGTTTACAACACACTTGAAGAGGCTGAAATAATGCTAACCACTTGGAAGCGCGCACACAAAGATGCGTTTATTTGCCGCCGTACATCACAACAAGTTTTAAACTTTTATCAATTCTATACTTATGATTAAGCACGTAAGCATTAAGCAAAATAACCACCGAAACAAAAGCGGCATATTACAAAAATTTTTATCGGAAGCGCAAAAGTATAAGCCGTTAACATTTGAACAAGAACGTACGGCAACGCGTGAGCAGCTGATAAATCATAATATGTTATTTGCGGCCTCAATAGCTTTTAGATATGATAACGCGCAAATCGATATAATGGATTTAGTAAGCGAAGCGATGTTAGGTTTAATCAAAGCCTCAGATACATTTAATCCAGCGTTTGAAAATAAATTTATCAGCTATGCGCTATTTCACATTCAGCAGCATATCAAAGATTTTATTGATACTAAGAAAAATGTTGTTAGATACCCGCACAGGCTGCAACAAATTAAATACGCAATTGCTAATATTCAGGAACTTGACACCGAAGCGCTGGCAAAACGTTTTAACGTTAAAGAACGCGTTGTAAAATCAGCGCAATGTATAGCAGGCTTTGTTAGCTTAGACGAAACAAATGAAGATGGCGACAAAATATATCAGCTTGCATCTGATGACCTTTGCGATAAGCATGTTTTAAAGTTAGAACAAAATGAACTTTACAAAGATGTTACCCGGTGTTTAACTGCTAAAGAATTAGAAGTTTTAAGGTATAGATACTTTGATTCGTTCCCTCAAGAACTTACACAGGTTAGCCAAAAAATGAATATTAGCCGTGAACGCGTTAGGCAAATTCAAGAACAGGCATTAAAAAAAATAAGAAATAAATATGCAAACGGAATCTAAATGGATACGCGAACTAATATTAAGCGGTCATACTGATAATATTGAATTGGGTTTAATCCTGAATGATTCTTTTAACTGTTTTCCGTTAACCCGTAAGTTTTACAGAAAACATAAGCGCTTTAAATTCTGGCAGCCATCGCGGCATTATTCAGTATTAGAATCAGAATCGCGTTATTATTCGTGGGTTGCATTATTGAATAACGAACTTAAAACGCATAAGGCTTACTTTTGGTTAGACTTTAAAGAACCAAAGTATAAAACGCCGTGGCAACATTGGCAGCTGCATATTACTAATTATTTTAAATGGCCTTATAATGGTCCAATGTTTACAGGCGGCGGCCATCCTTATACTACTATGTTTGCACGATGGCGTAAATAGACCACCTTATTTTAGTTTAACGGCTTAAAGTAACATAAGAATATTTATATTTTACTTTGCGGCCTTAAAGTAACATAACTTTTTATACTGCTATGTTCACAAAATACTAATGTTCATTTTACGTGAACGCTAATACATTTTACCATTAGCTAAAAACTTATCAGCCCAAACGTTAACCTGTTCTACGTAAAAATCGCCATTGTCAGTAACGTTGACGATGGCGAAACCATTAGCCCACAATTGGCGCTGAAACCTTGGCATATAGCTAAAACCTTTTGATTTAATATCATATAAACCGCCAATATTAAACGCGGCTCTATTGCCTGAGTGATAGCATTGCACGCGGTGTGTATGTCCAAACATAACTGAGTGCTGCGTTTTATCTAAATGCGCTTTAGCTGCATGTATAGATGTGTAAACGCCGTGGACAATATCTAAGTGTTTACCTAACGTGAAATAGTCCGACTGCCAATCTATTTTAACTTCCCATCCACGTTCATACAAGTATAATGCATCAGTAGGATTTATTAAAGCGCTGCCGTATTTAGCATTATCTTTTTCTTTGATGTGCCTAAAGTAGCGGTCTTCATGGTTGCCAAATAGAAAATACTTCTTAGCGCCTTTGAACGCGCTGTTAATATCATCAATACCTTGTAACCCATCAATATATTCATCTTGCAATGTAAGGCCCGATAAGTTAGCTAATGATTCAGCATTATAGCTGCCTAAGGTGTATAAATCTAAATAATCGCCCGCCAAAACAATGCCATGTAAATTTGTTCCAAGTTCAGATATTAGCCTTAATAGTTTTTGCCAAAGTATCTGATTGTGAAACGGTCGATGTACATCTGAAATTACTAACCAGCGCTGCAAACTTTTGTTTTGTCGGCGCTTCTCATTTATTAGGTTTTTCCAATATTCTACTTCTTCATTAGAATATACTTTAATTTTAGGGCGGTAAATCATGGGGTTACAATTTAATATCTTGACAAAACGTGTTAAGTAAGTATCTAAGATTGTCTAATAAGTCAGCCTGCCTTTCTTCGCCTTTGCCTTTAATGATTCGCCTGCTGTTATCTGATTTGATACGTAAACAGTCCATACGTAAGCCCGGGCATTTATCTTCATAAATCTGAAAGTCTGGACACATGCTTATAATAGTGTTTGTTTGAACATAGCTTTCAGCATGCAGCGGATTAGCTTTAGGCACTACAAAAAACCGCGCTGGTAATTGCAATTCTTCTTGTATAATTTCGTAATATGTTTTAGATACGCGCTGCCTACCATCGGACCTATCACCGCTCGCATCACCTGTTATTAGTAGCGGAATAGTACAGGGGTAAATAGCAGTATCAGACCATCGCCCGATTTTCTTATTTGTTTCGGCAAATACCCATTCGCGAAATGCTTGACACGTGTCATAGATTGATGCTTCACCGCGTTCCTCTGAACCTATCTTAAATTCTTTAACGATGTGAACACCGTAACGATAACGTGAACGTGCTGATACATCAGGCGCCAATGTAGTTTTGCGCATAACGGCCGCGGTCATTGGTATTTTGTTAAAGTCAAATGAAACGTAAATCTGTTCTGTTTCCCAATTGATTTTTTTTGAAGGCTGAAATACTTTTTGTTGAATGCTTTTATCCTTTAGCACATAAACCCATGCTTCACCTGAATAGTCAACAAAAACAGATTTGTATTCTTGTTCAAATGTTAAGCGGTCTAAGTCGCGGCTTGCATCGGCTACTTCATCGGGGTCAATCGCCGGGTTATCTGTTGTTTCCATCCTAAACGTTATCCAACTTTCAGAACCGTTTTCGCTTTGCGGCAAATCTATATCATTATAACAATTCTTTTCGACATTGCCAGCCTTTGCGCCGTTGCGGCATAGTTCGTACCAATAGTTATCTTTACCCGCAGCTGTGCCAATAAAAAACGCCTCACCTTTGTAGTCAGTTAAGGTAGGGCGTGCAACTGTTTTCCAATGGTATTCTAAAATATGGCTCGGTATTTTTTGCGTTTCTTCATAGATTACGCGGTGATATTTACGCCCGCGCCCTTTATCCTTTCGCCCTTCATCGCCGATTGACCAGACTTCTAAAACGCCGCCGTTTAGAAACTGCATTATCTTTGATGTTTCATCTTTGTGTTTAATGATTCCGCCTTCTGATATAGTCTTATAAGTATCAACTATCTTATTCCAGCTTTGTGCAAAATCTTTAAAATCATCGACAAAGATACCAACGAACTTACCTTCAAATACAGCAGGGCTTATAAGTGGCAATGCAACCGAAGTTATAAGTTCAGTTTTGCCGAAACGGCGTGCGCAAACAATACAATTAAACCTGCGCTTATTATCTAATATTCGTTTTTGCCCTGAGTGCGGCTTAAACAGTTGTATGTTTATGTTACGCGGCACTATTTAGCTTCAGGTGGATACTGAATGTTTATGTTAATGTTTTTGTCGTCTTCGGTTGTTTCGTGCTTATCCTTAAAGCCGTAGTTATTGATAAGCATAAACTTAGCAACACCCATATCATAAGTTCTATCTAATCCGCCTTCAACCTTGTTAGCCAGTATTTTTTGCTTTGCGCGTTTAATAATGTCGAAAAAGGTTTCCTTGTTTGAATAATTTATCAAAGTATCGCGGCATGTATCTAAATAAACAGCTAAGCCTTCAACTGTGTAAGGTCTTGGAAAACTTTCAACTACTT